CAATGAAAAAATTATTGCATTGATACGATGTCTTAAAAAGAAAACACAAGAACTGGTTCCCATGTTGTATGATGGAGAGACTAAAAAATGGACTATGAACTACACTGACACTGTGGCCTACTATGCTACTCTAATTGCTGTGAGATATGATTTTAAAATACTCAAAACAAAAATATTAGAAGATTACGAGGAGATCAAACGAGAAAAGAAAAAATATCAACCCGTTATTGCGGACATAGATGAGAGTTCCGTAAGATTCATTAACGCTCCTGAATCTCTCGCAGAATATTGGCAAGAACATTGCCAATCATTACCTTATATCAAACAAAGAGATCAGTTAAAACAATTCAATATTTCTTCTGTAAGGAATAAATCATTGCCAGCAAACACTCTAGCAGAGAAGATAGCCTACTCTTTGAATACTAATCTATTCGTGGATAGAAAAACACATGATAAAAAAACATTATTAGAAGCAATTATAGAGTTGGGTAATTTGCCAGCAATTTGTCCATTCAGCGGAGACATACAGTCTAAGGAAGAAATTGTTTCAATTCATGAATGGTTAAAAACATTTGAATCTGTGGGCATATCGCAGGATAATATCGCTTTTGGTTTTGAATTTGATCGTCCCATAAACATCGATCCTAATCCTGAAATAGAACAATTTCCATCTCCCGACCTCTTTTATGGAGCAGATACTCCGATAGAAGAACGATCAAAAATATACAAAGACTGGCAAGAACTGTATGAGTTCAGTGTTAACAATCGTAAAATTACTGCTGCAACAAAAATTATATTTGTTAGAAACAAAATACCAAGAACTCTTATGAAATCTGGTATTAAGCCTCGAGTTGCATTCATGTTGCAGGATTATCCTAGATGGCCTATGTCTACCAATACATTGGACAAGTTGGTTGAAAGTTTGCCAAAAAGGTTGTATTATATGAGTCAGATGCCATCTGACATTATACTACAATCTATATGAGTTCATGCAAATTAGTAATACGAGACGAAGTAAATGTTAAATTTGAAAATCTTTCTCTAGAACATAGAAAGCATCTCAGTAACAAATTTAAATTTGAAATACCTTATGCTCGACATCTACCAGCAGTAAAACTGGGCAGATGGGATGGTAAAGTCAGTTTCTTTGGATTGGGTGGTAACACTTATCTAGCATTGGTTGGGCAGATACTGCCAATATTGGAAGATGCTGGAGTGTATGTGGAATTAGAAGATCAAAGAACTCCTCACAACTTTGAATTTAAATTAATTGATCAAAATTATCTATCAACAATTAACTGGCCTAAAAATCATCCTTGTGCTGGACAGCCTATAGTGTTGAGAGATTATCAAGTGGAAACCATAAACAAATTTTTAGAAAATCCTCAGTGCATTCAGGAGATTGCCACAGGAGCGGGCAAGACCATCATCACAGCAGCTCTATGCAAACTGGTTGAGAATTATGGACGTACTCTAACCATTGTACCTAACAAAAGTCTAGTCACACAAACCGAAGATGACTTCTTGGCTTGCAATTTGGATGCAGGAGTGTATTATGGTGACCGAAAAGAGTTAGGCCGACAGAACACCATTGCCACCTGGCAGTCATTGAATGTATTGGAAAAGAAAAGCCGAGATGATGAAACGACTGCGTTCCTAGAAGCGATAGAAAATATCAATACCATAATAGTGGATGAGGTGCACATGGCGAAGGCAGATGTGTTAAAAAGAATGTTGACCGGACCGTTTGCCCGATGTGGCATACGTTGGGGACTTACAGGCACTGTGCCGAAAGCCGACTATGAATTCTACGGATTAAAATGCAGCATAGGAGAAGTGGCCAATAAGATAGCAGCCAAAGAATTACAAGATAAAGGAGTATTGGCACAATGTAATGTTAATGTATTACAAACTCAGGACCATCCGGAATTTAAAAATTATCAAGAAGAATTAAAATGGTTAACCACGGACGAAACTCGAATGTCGTGGATCGCAAAAACCATAGAAGATATCGCCGCCACAGGCAACACAATGATACTCGTGGATAGAATATCTGCAGGAGAGTTATTAGAAAAGAAAATACCAGACAGTGTGTTTATATCTGGATCTACAAAGAACACCGAAAGAAAAGAACACTATGATGAAGTTTCCATAGCACAACACAAAGTTATCATTGCTACCTATGGTGTGGCTGCTGTGGGCATAAACATACCTAGAATCTTTAATTTGGTATTGATAGAACCTGGAAAGAGCTTTGTGCGTGTGATCCAAAGCATTGGTAGGGGTATAAGAAAAGCAGAAGATAAAGATCACGTTAACATTTGGGATATAACTTCCAGTTGTAAATTTGCAAAAAGACATCTTGGACAAAGAAAAAAATTTTATAAAGAGGCCAATTATCCTTATAATATAGAAAAGATAGATTATGAAAACAATTTTAATAAGCGGTTGTAGTTACTGCGAAATTTTTTCTTTAATAAATTTACAGAATTATGTTAAGGAAAAATTTCGGGTGGATCGAATAGTAAACATAAGCAAACAAGGAAGTTCGATTTTCAGACAAATAAAAGCAGTTATAGAATGGATATCATTTTTTGGACCACCAGATCTTGTGCTACTTCCTCTTAGTCATATTACCAGATATGATGAATCAATTGGATTAAAATATGATGTTTGGAATGCTTTTGATGAGACACTTTGTGCATCTATGGATCCATTAAAAAACAATGAAGAAATGAATACTCGATTTAATTCTAGAATAGATGTTGAACAAATTAATCAACTGATAAAATTAAAAACTTTAGTTTATAATGAAGACTCATCATTTAATAATATGTTAACACAAATTATAACTTTTTCGGGATGGTTGAAAAATGAAAATATAAATCATATAATATTTGATATGTGTAATAATTTTAATAAAAAAAATTATTCTAGTATTAAAAAAAGAAAATTTCTATCAAAAAATAAAAATATTATAGACATATTCAAATTTTGTGGTAATGATTTTATGTATCAAAATTTAACCCCAGAACAACACGTAGAAGAAAAAATTGATTATTTAGGAAAAAATGCACATCATTATGGATTAGAACCTAATAAAAAATTGATTGATTATCTAAAATCTTATATAATGAATAATAAATTATGAAAATCCTCACATTAGAAAATAAAACATACGTACTAGAAAAGATACCAGAATATGTGGATGATAAATTAAGATTTGCAGTGTTAGATAATTCTAATCCTGCTGACCCAGATTACTTCTTTATACCATTGATATTCTTAGAATCATTCAATGCTCCGGCGGCGGTGTTACAGATTGGTCGGTATAAGATCAAGATGCCTCTAGATTGGAAGATGATCATAGGAGATCCGGAGCAAGGAGAATTACATGTGTTACCGTTGACTAGTTTAAATGACCGAGGATTCAATGCGTTTATGTTCAATCCTATTACAGATTCAAAACCTACTTTCGCTGAAGTAGATATTGTGGACATATATCAGGAAGTTAAATGGTACTTCCCTAAAGTTAAATCAGGACAAATATTGGCTGTACCTCTCACAGATGATGACAATCCCCCTTGTGCATATTTTGTCAAGGATATATCTAGACAATCAGAATTTCTAGAATATGGAGCAGTATGGTAAAAACAAAAGATAATGTGGTTCGTATGGAAGCTCCTGTTATCATAGTCCCAGATGAACAGGACAGAGAGATACCTGTATTGATGAATCGGCATTATATCGATTGGATAATGGACCATGCCAAAAAAAAGAAATTAAGCATACAAGGTTATCAATTGCGAGGTAAGAACATAGAAATAACTTTTAAGAATTCCAAACACGCATCTGTGTTTGCACTAACATGGAAAGAAGATGAGTGAAAAGAAAAAATTTTTTGAATTAAGAAATGGCATGAAAGCCATAGACTTTCGTAACAAAGATTACTATGATAGGATAGATGATCATGAGAGATCCTTATATAGTCCATACATGATCATGCGTTATGCTTCTGCTGTGTCGGGAGAAAGATTCTATCAAGAACATTATGTAGAAATGATCAATGAATTTGTTAATAAACATCTTTTTACATTAAGCGGCAAACACAAAAAACTTTGTTGGCAGTTGACTTCTATGTGTGGCGGATTAAAACAACAGTTTCATCCATGGATCAAACCTATGAAAAAAACTCCGAACAAATCTTTACAAACTTTAATGGACATTTATCCTAATACTAAACAGTCAGATTTAGAAACATTAGATAAGATCATAACCGACGGCGAACTAGAACAACTGCTAGAGGATCATGGAAAGCAATCTTAACACCTGTACATTCTGCGGCAAGAGTTTTACAAAAGAAAGAACTCTTCAAGTTCACGTGTGTGAACCCAAACGTCGACATTTACAAAAAAATGAAAAATGGGTGCAGAATGCTTTCTTAGTATTTCAAAAATTTTATCAAGTACATCAGAATAATGGAAAACCAAAAACTTACGAAGACTTTTGTAAGAGCGCATACTATAATGCTTTTGTAAAATTTGGCAGATACATCATGCATGTTAATCCTCTATATCCAGAGAAGTATGTGGACTATGTGGTACGCTCTAGAATTAAATTAGACAACTGGGCTAGAGATGATCTTTACGAGGCTTATCTCATAGACACACTTAAAACAGAACCAGTGGAAGCAGCTCTACAAAGAAGCATACAAACCATGATGGATTGGGCCGAGGAACAGAATGTACAATGGGCAGATTATTTTCGTTTGGTTAATACACCTCGAGCAGTGCAA